TTTATCAGCAACTGAAGTGTGTAGGGCATCAACTGTGCTGTCGTTGTGAAATGTATGATCAAAGTCAGCATGTGCCCATGCCCATTCTGAGGGGTGTATGTCTTGAGGCTCTACGGCATTGTGCTTGTAGTGATCAAACCATTGAGGATTTTCACCTCTTTTTACACACCACACTTGACCACCTATGGACTTGATCATGTCGACTTCATTAGGAAAGCGTGTGTCTGGAATAACCCAATTCACTGTTGGATTTTCTTGAATTTTTTTCTTGACCATACTCACCCATATGCCATCATAAAAACCTTGCCGCATGCATTCTGTGCCAAACACTTGTAATACATATCTGGGTGTGATTTGTCTGCCTAGTTCTTGTGTCCAAAATTGATCAGGACGTTCACGCCATTCACGAGATTGTGGAGTGATGCCCTCTAACATGGGTCTTGGCCACTCAAACATTTCTGCCACAGCATCTTTGAGTTTGTCTGCAAATGATATCTTTTTGAAATTGTGTTTATCAATGAGATGGTCGGCCACTGTACCTTTGCCAGAACCTATGAGTCCACATATGCCTATGATCATTAAAATTATTATATAAAAATTTTAGCCGATTGTAAATGACAAAGGCGTGCCGCCTTCTGCATAGTTGCCAATTTCTTGTTCTAATTTTTGCATTTCATTTAGGCCTTCGTTTTTGAGTGTGTCGCCATTGAGCGATCCGCCACCTTGTGGCCCTGCTATTGTTTGGAATTTGGAACGTGCTTCGCCCAATGTAAACTTGGACACAGCCAGTGTGTATTCTCTTATCCATGGTTTGGCATACAGATCACTTAGCAGTATGAAGTTTGGTCGATGATTGTATTGTTCTATCAACACAATTTCTTTGTGTCTTTGCCGTCTAAATATATTCAAACGTCTTGTAGGTTGATCAAATTTGAAATTTATAAATCCACCAAACATTCTTGCAACTAATTCTTGATAACCAGCAAACATATCATATGTTGCAAGTCCGCCAATTCTTCCTGTCTGTAGTAGATACACATTAGTGTAAGCCAATTCAAAAGGATCAAATGCAGTACCGCCTTCTGATGATGAAGCACCGCCTACAGTGCGTCGGTAAATTCTTGTTACGTTGATCACTTCTGCTGGCAGTGTGTACTGTGTTTGATTCTCTCTCAGTTCAAGAAAGCCATATGATTCTTCAACTGAATTGGATGATCGTTGGCGATACTTGTCCACAGCAGTGGTGAATGCCATTTCATAGTGTGCAGGATCAAGTTCAACTTCGATCATACCATCACCAAGTCGTAATCTTACATAGTCGAAGATTTCTTGTTTGGCAGCATTTATTTGAGCGTCTGTAGTAGAACTTTGTCCGGTGTCTGGCATAAGTGTATTTATAGTACCATAAATATGTAAAATGCCAAGACTGTCATTATTCAAACCTGAAAAAGGAAACGATTTTAATTTCATCGATCGCAATGTAGGTGAGATGTTTCAAGTGGGTGGCACAGATGCCTATATTCACAAATACATTTCACCCGTTGATCAAGGTGAAACCAACGATGCCACTCAGCCACAACGATCAGGTGATTCTTTGGATGAACTTGCAATTCAGGACATGCTGTTTCTTGAAAACAGAGATCGCAAATATGATCCTGATGTGTATCACACTCGTGTGATATACAATGTGTCAGACATAGATTTTGATCTGTCACAGTTTGGATTGTTCCTCCAAAATGATCAGCTGTTCATGACATTTCACATCAGAGACATTGTGGAAGCATTGGGCAGAAAAATAATGGCAGGCGATGTGATTGAATTGCCACATCTCAAAGACGATTATTCACTAGACACATCTGACACAGAAACACTCAAACGATATTATGTGGTTGAAGATGTTGGTAGAGCTGCAGAAGGTTTTTCAAAAACATGGTGGCCTCATCTGTACAGAGCAAGAGTCAAAGGCATCACAGATGCACAAGAGTTTAGAGATATCCTTGGCAACAAAGATGAAAACACATCACAAAAAACACGTGACAAAGAATTAGAAATTAACCAAGCTGTAATTGATCAAGCTGAGTCAGATGCTCCACAGAGTGGATACAACACCAAACAATTGCATGTGATGCCAACAGATGAAGAAGGCAAAGTTGCTTTAGTCACTGTAGATGACGACATGAAAACTGACACAGGACATATCAATGTGGACAAAGTATATGAAACGCCAAAAGCCAATGGATATCTTGAAGGGTATCTTACAGGCGATGGCATTCCAGCCAATGGCGAAACATATACAGCGGCTACATCATTCCCTTCAAATCCAGTGGAAGGCATGTTTGTGTTACGCACAGACTATGCGCCAAACAGACTGTTTAGATTTGATGGCAGAAGATTTGTGAAAATAGAGGACAATGTAAGACAGACCATGACACAGACTAACACAAGAAACACACAAAAAACTGGATTCATTAACAACACAAACACAACCACACTGGCAGATGGTTCGTCCACCACTGCTGAAAGAGTTGCACTGAGCAAGTTGTTGAAACCACAGGCGGATAATTAATGCAACATTTTTATGACGCACAGATAAGAAGATACATTTTACAGTTCATACGTATGATGTCAAATTTTTCTTATGTCACAGGCAAAAATTCCAAAGGCGAATCAGAAACACTGCAAGTGCCAGTAAAGTATGGTGACATGTCACGACAGGTTGCACAAATAATTAAGAAAGGTTCTGAGAACACACTGATTCCTGCACCACAGATTTCATGTTATATCACCAATATGGCATACGATAGGGATAGAATGTACAACCCATATTATGTGGATAAAAAACACATTCGTGAAAGAGAATTTGATCCTGTAGAAAATGCCTACACAGGTGCACCAGGCCAATCACATACAATTGAAAGAATCATGCCTACACCTTTTGAGTTGACTTTTAATGCTGATATTTTTTCTACCAACACAGATCAAAAATTACAGATACTTGAACAAATACTTGTGTTGTTCAATCCTGCTCTTGAATTACAAACCACAGACAACTTTATGGATTGGACATCTTTATCATTTGTTGAATTGACCAATGTAAACTTTACATCAAGAGCAATACCACAGGGCATCGCAGATGAGATTGATGTGGCCACACTGACTTTCCGCACACCAATTTTTATATCACCTCCTGCCAAACTGAAAAAACTTGGAGTGATAGAAAAAATAGTAATGAGCATATATGATGAAGATGCGGGCACAGTGGATGTTGACGGAATACTAGGCGAATCATTGTTGTCTAGACAAAATGTAACGCCAGGACAGTTTGCTGTGCTGTTATTAGGCAATAGAATTACCCTATTGGGAGAAACAAACAAAAACAATTCAACCCACGCATCTAACAGAGCCAACAAAGTGTTTACATCGCAAAGCCAATTTGGCGACAAAATAAATTGGCACAAACTGGAAGGACTGTATTCTAAGACCATACAAAATGGCATATCAAATATCAAATTACAACAGTCAGCTACAAATGTAAACGGTGATGACATAATTGTAAACGTCACAGGCACAGTCAGTATTGATCCACAAGATGAGTTTACTTTGTTGTTAGATCTAGATACAGATTCTGTGCCAACCAACACGCTTGATGCCGTGGATGCTGTGGTCAATCCACTCACTTTTAATCCATCAAGTGCAACCACAGGCACAAGATATCTCATCACAGAAGACATCGGCAATAAAATTAATTCAGATGGTAAAACAGCTGCAGAAACAGACATTCGTGCTTCTGATTCTAATCCTCCTCCTGATTCTAGTTCCAGAAGAGAACAAGATGTTGGAGCTGACGAGGCACCATCTACTACCCCTAGTGCTTGGGGAAATACAATTGCATCAGCCAACGACATCATCCAAAAAAATGCAGATGGATATTGGGACAGAGTGTTTGATGCAGATGCTAACACTGACCTTTCTGATTCTTCATTCACTGCTGTGCAATACGTTACTAATTTAACCACAGGTGTGCAATTCAAATGGTTGCCTGATTCTGGTTTTTGGGTGAAATCATATGAAGGATTTTACGAGCCAGGCACTTGGTCTATTGAATTTTAGAGTATAAAATAACATACTATGAGTCAAATTACAGCAACAGGTTGTCTGTTCTATGCCAAGTCTACTAAACGATTTTTGTTTCTAAATCGTTCGGTCAAACAAAAAGGCACATGGGGCATGGTGGGTGGCAAATCCGTTGAGACTGAAACCCCATGGCAGGGATTGCAAAGAGAAATTGTTGAAGAGGTTGGGCATCAACCGACCATACAAAAAACCATACCGTTAGAACTTTTTGTTAGCAAAGACACTAGATTCAAGTTTCACACCTTTGTGTGTGTAGTAGAACAAGAATTCACACCCAGATTAAATGCAGAGCACTCAGGATATGCTTGGGTGTCAATCAATTGTTGGCCACTGCCTCTGCATGATGGGGTTAGAAAAACTCTTCAAAACAAAACAATAAAAACAAAACTACAAACTATATTAGATTTGATTGTGTGATTACATTAATACGACCATGATGTTGATTACACCATCGCCGTCACTTGTGTGATTTTCAATTGCCTTACCAATTA